TAAACCATGGCGTGACGATCACCCCTAGCACATCGGATGTGCTGACAATCGACGGCATAAATTGGCCCGTGCAGGAGGTTATCCCGATGGACTCGGCGGGCTTTGTCATATCCTGGCTGGTGAAGGTGAGCAAATGACATATAAAGGAAACGATCATGGCACGAAATGACAATGTCGAAATCCCGCCCGCAGTCTGGACGCAACTGACCAACGCGAATGCTTCGTCAATCAGGGTGCAGTCGGTTAGCGCCACCGAAATGATGTTGCAAGCAACAAATGGCGCTACAGCACCATCGACGATGCTGGGCACAATTGTATTGGGTGGCGGGAATGTCCTTGCTGCTGATATGACGATTGCGCAGCTTTGGCCGGGTGTGGCTGGAGCAAACCGCGTTTGGGCGTTTGCAAACACTGCGTCGGTCGCTTCCGTAAGCCATGCAGATGCGTAACCTAGCTTTTCGCGGACTGCGGTTGCCAAGGCTGGGGGCTATGATGCAATCAGGCGGGTTCTCCCCTGCTGACGTGTTCACCCCCGCCGACGTGTTTGGGGCGACCGACATTGGTCTATTTAACCGCATCCACCCCGACAACCTTTTCACCGACACGAACGGCACGATCAACGCGACCGTCGGAGACGCTGTGGCCTACATTGAAGACCTGTCCGGCAACGAGAACCACCGCATCCAAGCTACTGTGGCGAAACGACCGACGCTCCAGCAAGACCCTAACGGGGCCTATAAGCTCGTGTATGACGGCGTAGATGACTTCATAGACGTAACTTATTCGGGTGTGATCTCTACTCCGGTATCAACTGTCAGTGTTGTGCGGAAGGCTCCTAGTAGTAAGATTTTAAGTGAAACGACAGATACGGGCAATAAGCGTTTAAATATTGGAATCGCCGGAGACGTAACTTTAACATTTTATGCACTCCCTTCTGGCTCTGCAATTCCTAGTGCCACAGGTATCTCAATACCATTGGAGGTTGAGATTCTGATACTCGGAGCAGTATGGGCACAAGAAAATTCCCTGTACCGCATCAACGGCGTACAAAACACGGGGTTTTTTGATCCCGGCCCAAACAGCAAGACGACTGGATACCGCACAGCAACCAATAACGACAATCCTCCCACTGATCATACTGTCCTCGAAGAATATGGTGGTATTCAGATAGACCGGGAATTGACTACTGAGGAATTCGAGAAAATTGAGGATTACTTCGAACTTGAAGTTGGAATTGCACACTCCGGCGAGTTCTCCCCCGCGTCGCTATTCGCAGGCGGCACGGATGGCGCATGGTATGACCCTAGCGACCTGTCCACGCTGTTCCAAGACAGCGCAGGCACCACGCCTGTAACTGCATCGGGGCAACCTGTAGGTAAAATGCTGGATAAGTCGGGCAACGGCAACCACGCGGTGCAAGCCACAGCGTCCAAGCGTCCAACATACACCACGGGCGGCGGGCTTTCATGGCTGGCGTTTGACGGGGTGGACGACGCAATGGAAATCCAGAACGCGGCGTTTAGTTTCACAGGGGATCAATCGGTGTGGGTTGCTGCCAAGCACGATACAGGCACTGGGAGGTATATCTACCTTATGGGCGGAAAAGACAAAGGATACTTGTTTCTTACTGAGAGGTCCACGGGCAGGATGCGTTTTGTCCCCATAACTAATGGCACTAGTGTGATTTCAACGTCTGTAATTGGCACATCTCCAATAGTTTTCGGTGGTGCTTGGAATAGGTCTTCCGGCGATACCTCTCTAAGAGAGAACGGCGTAGAGTACACCGCATCTAAAACACCAGCAGACGTTACTGTCCCAGTAGTTACGCTTTTGGGGAACGGAAATACGGCTGGAACCGGTTGGGACGGAAACATTTATGGAGCGGTTATCGTTAATAATCTGACAACAACGTCAGAAACGGGAGAAGTTGAAGCCTACCTCGCGGCCAAGTCAGGAGTGACGCTATGAGACTAACAATCGCTTGCCCCGAGGCGCTGCGGGACGATGCAAATCAGATCGCAATGGTGCTGGGCTACGGTCCCGACGATGCGCAAACCTACGTTGCCCTGAATTGGCAAGATGCGGACGGCAACCTTTACGCCTGCGCAAGCTTGGTCGTGTCTGACGCATTCACAACGGCGGCGCAGAGCGGCCTACAGCGCCCCTCATGGGACGTTGACAACATTATAGACATGGATGCGGCACGGCGCGCACAAGAGGCGCTGGTGGTCAGCCTGACGCCTGTGACGGCCATGCCCGACAAGTTGACGGCCTGTGTGGGTGACGACGCGCTGGCAACGCTCGCCGCGATGGGGCTGACGCAGGTTGAGGTGTATGTATGACAACCCGCGACACCCGCCAAAATTTCCTGAAGCTTCTGGATGACACATGGCCCGGCGTCCGGTCGGAGTTTGTCGCGGCAATGCGACAGGCGCGGGCTGGCGTTGATATGCGGGCGCTTGAGGCGGCGATTGGGCGCGGTGATGTTGACGCGGCATTCCGCGCGCTACGGTTCGACGCCGCCGATTTGTTCAAAACAGATACTGCAATCACTGCGGCCATGATCGCGGGCGGCACTTACCAGATGGGCGCGTTTCAGCACGCCACCCGTCGCGCGCCAATTCCCAGCCGCGTTGTGCAGTCATTCGGGGGCCGGAATGAGCGGGCCGAGCGGATCGCGCGGGACCTGGGCGCGCGGCTGGTGACTGAGGTGGTGGACGACACGCGCGTGATGATTGCCCAGACGATCCGTGCCGGGCTGGAGGCAGGCGCAGGGCCGCGACGCACCGCCCTGGACATTGGCGGGCGCATGGTCAACGGCACGCGCCAAGGCGGGCTTGTGGGGCTCACAAGCGGGCAGGCGGGCTATGTCAACGGCAGGATTGACCCTGTAACACAGAGGCTCATTCCGGGGCTGCGGCAGGAACTTGCAGACCCATCCACAGCGTCTCATTACTTCACGCGCACCCGGCGCGACAAACGCTTTGACGGAATTGTGCGCAGGGCCATTGCTGATGGCAGACCTGTGGCGCAGGCAGACATTGACCGGATGGCTGCGCGCTACTCGGACAGGCTGCTTGCGTTGCGCGGCGAAACCATTGCCCGCACCGAAACGCTCAAGGCGTTAAACGCTGGGCGGCAAGAGGCGCTGGGTCAGTTGATCGAAAACCCGAACAACGATGTGCGGGCAGAGGACGTGGTTCGGGCTTGGGATTCGACGGGCGACGGCAAGACGCGCGAGACGCACGCATCGGCAGACGGGCAGGTAGCGGCGCAGGGCGTGCCGTTCACGGTTGGCGGATATTCAATGATGTATCCTGGCGACACGTCGCTTGGCGCACCGGCCGGTGAGACCGTGAATTGCCGATGCTATATGGCACCAGAAATCGACTTCTTCGCGAGGCTGGAATAATGGTAAAATATACCTTTGCAACTTTGGACCAGTGGACAAAAAAGACCGAAAAGCGAATTGACGCTGTGCTGAAAGATGCAACGCAATCCGTGGTGGCCGTGGCGCAACAGACCAAAGCCAAAGGCGGACGCATGCCTGTTGACACGGGCAACTTGCGCAACAGCCTGCAATCGTCGGTGGCCGGGGGCGCGTCTGGTGAGGGCGAGGCGTCGCACATTCTGGTTGCTCCACAAATGAAGGGCGGCGACGTGGCAACATTTACTTGGACGGCAGAATATGCGGCGGCAGTCAACAATGGCAATCGCGGGCGACCCGGCGCGCACTTTGTCGAAGGTGCCGTCGATCAATGGCCCGCGATTGTGCGGGCATCTATCCGCAAGGCGAAGGTAGCAGTTGGATGAACCACAAAGACATCAAAACAGCCCTGCGCACGCGCCTTGCCGCCATACAGTCCGCCCCGCCGATTGTATGGGGTGAAAATGCGCCGGGTGTCTGGGACGCCACGTCGCTGCAATACGTCACGCCGGATCCGCCTTATTGGTTGGCGTATTTTACCACCACGCCGCCTGAGCGTTTCGGCCTGTCCAAGTCAAGCCTGATGACCATTCGGTTGTTTGTGGCAGTCTTTGTGCGGGAAGGCACGTTCGAGGATGAGGCTGACGACCAAGCGCAGCGCATCATTGACCAATTCCCCATTGACCTGATACTATCCGCCGGAGACGGTCAAATTCAGGTGACAGATATGGGCGACCCACAACCGGGCGCAATCGACGGCGCATACTTTCGCAAGAATGTGTCGGTCCGTTGCCGCGCAATCTTTCAAAGGACACCTTAAATATGGACAAGAAACCGATCACCGGCGCGCGCATCGTCACCATGCCGACGCCAACCGGCACGACACCCGCCATGATCTGCAATGGCGATGTGCCTGAGAAGGGCGACGTGCTGCAATTCGCAATGTCCAACGGCGTCACTTATTCCGGCACAGTGGCCGACGCTACCGAAGCCGGCGGCGAAAGTCTGGTTGAATTTACATCGGGTCTTGTCCCGGTCCTGAAATAGGCATCCCGCTTATCCACGCCCATGAAAGGAAAATATCATGGCACTTACTGAAGGCATCGGCGGGTTTTTGTCCGTCTCGGCAGCTACCCCAGAAACCTTTGACGCAGACGGATACGTCGCGCTGACGTGGACCGAGGTGGGTCAAGCATCCGAAATCCCCGAATTCGGCGCGGCTTATTCTGCGGTCACGTTTACGTCTCTCAAAACTGGTATTGACAACAAATTTCATGGAGCGTTGAATTACGGTTCGATCACAATCCCATTGGGCTATGACTCCGCCGACGCTGGCCAGATCATCTTGCTTGCTGCGCTGGCGTCCAAGGACGAAATCAGCTTCCGCGAAAC